TAATATATTATGGGATGATCAAATAATGGCATATTTCTGTACTAAAATGGAAGTTGCTAGTGCTTTGACGGGAATGGAAATAACAAACCAATATGGTCAAAATATATCGATAAATGTTTGGGCAAGAAATCACAGAACTGATAACACCAAACTAATAATTCAGCACAATTGCCCTAGCTTATTGACAAATAATGAAAATTACGACACATTTACATATAATGCTTCGGGGGATATAAATGGATTTAGCGATGAAATCGCAATAGACGGAAATACAACATTACTAAGGATTGGCGACCAAATACAATGCGGTGACGTTTTGGCAAAAAATACACGCATTATTGATATTATCACATATGAAAACATTACTGGAGATATGGTTCAAACTATCGTAATGTCAACTAAACAACTATTACCAACAGTCATCGTAAATCCTGTTTTAACAGTTTTACGACCCAAAGCATCATTTAATCATTCAGTAAATAATATCACTGAAATATCAGGAGGAGTGCCACTAGAAAAAAATGGCTACTTTATTACTCCAAATGCTAATGTATTATTAAAGTTTAGTAATTCGACTATTATGCCTAATCGAGGATTTGTTACGTGTATAACACCTTATGCAACATAAATATGCTTACAATAAAACAAAATAACTTTGCAAATTATTATGTTGAGACTGGTAACGCTTCTGAGGCGTATAGGCGTGCTTATGATGCTGATAAAATGAGTAACGAAGTAATTAATGTAAAAGCTATTGAATTATTAAATAACGGTAAGATAACGGTAAGGGTAAATGAGTTGAAAGAAGCATTGCAAAAGAAAAGCGATATAACCAAAGAAAAGATACTTGCCGAGCTTGATGCTATTGTTTTTGCAGATATTAGAGATTATGTTGAGTTTGATGGTAGTATGTTACATTTTAAGCCATTTACTGAATTAACCGACAAACAAGCAAAAGCAATTGAAAGCATCGAACAAGGAAAGGAAGGTATTAAACTTAAATTGCATGGCAAAAATTGGAGTATTGAAAAGGTTTGTAATATGTTGGGTTATGATATGCCAACGGTTATAGAGAATAAAGGAAATCAGCAAATAAATATTTCAGTTGATGGTAAATCAATAGAATTAAAATAAAATGGCATTCGATCCAAATGCGTTGTTTTATTACATGGCTAAAACATATGCTGAGAATAAAACAGAAAATAATAAAATTATATTTTGCAACGAAGGATCAAGCCGTAGCAGTAAAACTCTTGATGCTTTTCATTTAATTGAGGTATTTTGTTCTCATGCTAAAACTCCTTTAAAAATTGGAGTATTCAGAAATACCTTAAAAGATTGTAGAGAGAAAACTTACGATGACTTTAAAAAGTTCTTGGGCGTTAAAATACGCAATATTTATAAATCTGAAAATGCAAGACGTGAATTAACAAGTCCAGACTATGTATTACATGGTTCTACAATTGAATTTAGAGGGTTAGATGAAGAAACAGAGCAAAAAGGATATGATATAGTTTTTGTCAATGAAGCATTAGAAATAGATACCGAATTAAAGATTAACGGTTTAAAAATGCGGTGCCTTAAGATCATGATATTTGACTGGAATCCAAAGTATACCCAGCATTGGATATTCGATTGGGAAGGTCGACCAAATATCTATTTTACAAAAACAACATATAGAAATAATAAGCATTTAGAAAAGCCTATTATTACAGATATTGAAAGTAAAAGTCCTTGGGACTTAGAAGATTTACATTTACCAAAAAACCAAAGAAGACCGCATGCTGAAAACATAAAGAATAAAACAGTCGATGAATGGCATTTTGAAGTGTACGGCATGGGTGTGCGTGCTAATAAAGCAGGATTAGTATTTCCAAATGTAACATGGATATATGATTTACCGAACGAATATGATGTAAGATTCTACGGACTTGATTATGGCTTTACAAATGATCCATCAGCATTAACTGAGGTTCGATTAAAAAAGAATGCAGAAGGTCAAAAATGCGATATTTATATAAAGCTATTACTATATCAACCTACAAAAGAAAGCGATGACTTAATACAACTAATAGACTCAATAGATAAATACGCTCGTAATGTAGAAATAGCCTCAGATAGTGCCGATGGAGGTTTTATGCTTGCCGACTTAAGACGTCACGGATTTAACATAATTCCAGCAAAAAAACCAGCAGGAAGTATACTATATGGAATTGATTTACTGCATCGATGTAATATACATTTAGTTGTTAGCGAACATTCAAAAAAAGAACAGGAAAACTATAGTTATATGGTTATTGAAGGCAATCAAACAGGTATACCAATAGACAAACACAATCACATGTGGGATAGTGTGAGATACGTAGCCTTAATGATGTTACATCAGTATATTATAAAAAATTAATATTATTTAGAATTAATCTAAATAAATTTTATATATTTGTTTAAAATATTACAATATGGGACTTTGGGGATATTCTCTAGTAAAAGATAAGATTGTAACCAATAGTGATGGGGTTGTGGTTATTAATGGTGAATCTGTTGATAGTTACGACTTCTCTACATTTGAGCAAATGTATATCGAATGTCCTTATTTAAGAAGCATTTTAGATTATAAGATGCAATGCTTTGGTTCCTTTAAGCTGAAACAATTTGAAATTGTAAAAGATGGTGAGGATAAAGAATTATTTAATACACCAATTCTTAATTATCTTAATCAAGCTAACCCATTTGATAGTATTAATCGTGTGTTGATGATGGGTATGTTTTACGAATTTGCTTATGGTGTAAGTTACATTAAAGGCGTTCGTGGGTTACGTCAAGGATTTGAAAACACAAAGGCTCTATATTGTTTACCCTCAGATTTAGTTGAGGTTCGATATAGAGAAAACAACCCAAACGTTTACAATAAGTTCTTAATTAGTGAAATAATAGACCACTATCAATTTACAGGTGATAATACGGTTGAGATAATTGACAGCGATTATATGTTTCATTCTGATGTGAGTAGCTTAAGATATGATTCAAATTTAAAATGCGATAGTATCTTTACATCTATAAAAGGATCGGTTGAAAACTTAATGTACATACAGCAAGCAAGAGGCGTACTAACTCGTAATCGTGGAGCTTTAGGAATGTTAAGCCCATCACCAAATAACAAAGATGTTTTAGGCGTTGTAAAAATTGGAAATGAAGATAAAAAAGCGATATATGAAAAGTATAAAAAACTTTATGGATTAAAAGCAGGTCAAAGCACTATAATTATCCCCGATGTACCTATGAATTGGCAAGCGATGACAGCCAACATAAAAGACTTAATGCTTGACGAGGGGTCTTTACATGAGTTTTACGTATTGTGTGATGCTTTGTCAGTTCCAAGAAGCATATTCGACGACAAAACACAATTCAATAATCAATCAAGCATTCAAACTAAATTCTATAACGATACAATTATTCCTTATGCTTCTGAAAAAGCTAAAACACTTACTAAGAAATTCAATTTAAAAGATTCATATTTAAAATTCGATTATTCACATATTAGTTGCTTACAAGAAGATTTAAAAACAAAAGAGGACGTTGAATCAACAAAAACTACTAGATTAACAGAACTATATAAAATAAAAGCTATCAATCTAGGTGAGTTAAAAAAGGAATTAGGATATGTAACCGAAACAAAAGATTTTAAAACATACTACAATGAAACAGCAATTTGAGTATAAAACATTTGAAGTAAAATCTATTGATTTTAATTCTGAATCAAACGAAATGTTTATTGAAGGTTATGCTTCAAACTTTGGAAACAAAGATGAAAATCAAATGACATTCATACCTGATTTGAATAACTGGTCAATGTGCTCTGATATTGTCAATAAAGGAGCTTTTAAGAAAACACTTTCAGAACGGAAAGGACGTATTGCATTTTGTAAGAATCACGATATTGAGGATGCAAAAGGAAAGATAATCGAACTAAAAGAAGATGAAATAGGTTTATTTGTTAAGATTAGAATTTCAGATGCAGAACCCGAATTAAAAATAAAGATACGGGAAGAAATATATACAGAGTTTTCAATAGGTTTCAAAACATTGAATGCAACGTACGAAAAAACAAATGACGGATACGTTAGAAACATATTAGAAGTGAAATTATACGAGATATCTATAGTTACTATTGCAAGAAACGATAAATCGAAAATAACAGATATAAAAAGTATTCAATTAATCGATACATTAATAACTGATATATTAAAAGAATCAAAAAGCGAAAATGTACAACATAAACTATTACAATTGAAATCACTTATGATTGGAGAGCCGAACAATGATTCACTCGACAATGAAGAGCCGATAACAGAAGATATGGTAAGTGTTTTTGAGTTTAATTTTAAATAACCTAAAAAATGGAAGTAAAGAAAATCACAATCGAAGGATTGGAAGGCAAAGCATTAGAAACTGCCAACCAATTTAATGCTTTAGTTGATAAAATATCAGCTATTGAGCAAAAAAATGCGTCTATTGATGCAATTGAAAAAGAGTTAAAATCTTTAAAAGAAACTGGAAACGGTGACATTAATAAGAAAATGACTGAATTAGAAAACGCATTCACATCACGAGTAAACGAAGTTGAAAGTAAAATGAATCGTAATAAAGATGATGAAAAAAAATCATTAACAAAAGGTATCTTAGATTTCTTTGAAACAAAAGGAATCAAATCAATATCTGACGTTAAGAAATTAATATCGTCAAGCGATAAAGATATGGAGTTTAAAGCTGATGTTGATACAGCAGACTTTACGGGCGATGTAAACCGTACATTATCGCCAATTACACCACGTTTCGCACCGCTTCGTCCGCTTGCGTTTATTCCTTATGCAAAGGTTATGAGTGTGGGGGCTGGTAAAAATCGTATCATGTGGATTCCATCAACTTACACATCGAACGTTAACTACGCTGGTGAAGGTGTTGCAGTTACAACTGCAGATACTGCAACCGCTCAAGAAAAGTATCGTGAGTTTGCAAAGATTGCAGCTAAAATGGTTATTTCAGCAGAAACGTTTGAAGATTTGCCATTGTTCGCTAATCAATTGGCAATGCAAATGCAAGATAATGCAATGGTTTGGGCTGATGGTAAAATGTGGGATGGAGATGGAAACGACTCAACCCAAACAAAACATATCTACGGGTTAAAAACTCAAGGTGTTACCGCTTTCGATGAGTCTTTAGTTCTCGACGTACCAATGGCAAACGTTGCCGACTTAATTGATGCATGTACGGTTCAAATAAAATTGGCTCATTATGCTGCAAATGCAGTTTGGGTTTCTCCAGCTTTAGCTTTCAAAATTCGCAGAATGAAAGATACTGACGGGCAGTATTTAGTAAAAGAATTGGTAAATGGCGATACCGTTATCAATAACTTACGATTAATTGAAACCGAAGTTTTAACAAACAACGAGATGATTGTAGGGAACACTATGGCGATTCAATTGTGGATAAAACGCAATTTCATTCTTAAATTTGGTCAGTTTGGAGATGCTGTTGAAACCGATA